GCGACAGGTACGTCAGGAACAAATCCGTATTCAGGGCAAGTCCGGTACGACCAACCAACGCTATCAATGGCAGTAGTCAATTTTCAGAACGGCCCATTGCAGTTTCTAACAAACAACACCGAGCGGATGCGTATCAACGCAGGAGCACCGATCCTTTGCTTGTCAGGTGGTAACACTTCAGCTACTGGTACTGGTATAGCTTTCCCCGCCACGCAATCTGCATCCTCAGACGCTAATACGCTGGATGATTATGAGGAAGGTACTTGGACACCGAGTTTGGGCGGGAATACTACTTATTCAAATCAAACAGGAACTTACACTAAAATAGGAAGGCAAGTAACTGTTAAATGTAGGCTGGCCGTTACTTCTATTGGTACTGGTTCAACCAGAACTATTAGCGGTTTGCCTTTTACACCTGGGGAAAACGCATCATCAACAGCGCCATACTTTGACACTGTTTCAACAAATATTGTGTATTTAACTTTTTTAACAAACTCAACAACATTAGACGCTTATAGCGCAACAGCAGCTACAGGGACTTTAACTGGAGCCGCTAATCCAATATTCAAAAACGGAACAACAGTAGAGTTTTATTGCACTTACTTTGTTTAATCACACCGGACTAGTGTGATCGGATCAACGAAAGGAACCTAAATGATTACTAAAGAAACTGTAGTAGACCAAATCACTGTCGTTGAGAACGGCACAGTGCTTTACCGTGAAGCAACACGCATCATGGAAGACGGTAAAGAACTGACCAAGACCTATCACCGCTCATCCCTAATACCAGGGCAAGACCTCACAGACCAGCCTGAGAAGGTGGTAGCGATTGCTCAAGCAGCTTGGACACCTGAAGTGATTGCAACCTATGAAGCAGCGCAGTTGGCAGCACAGCAGGCTATGCAACCCCAAATAACACCTGATGAACAACCAACTACTTAAAGGAAAAGCATGAACGACCAAGACGTAACCGTAAAACTTTCCCTGATGAACAACATCATCGGGTATCTAGGCACACGGCCTTATGGCGAAGTATTTCAAATCGTGCAAGCCATTCAAGAGCAAGTATCGCCACAGCTTCAAGTCGCCCCTGAAGTAAAAGCGGAGCAGTAAATGGAAGATAAAGCCCACGAGTTAGCGGTCCTCAAAGCACAAGCCAAAATCAAGCTTGAAGAGCTAAAAGCCCAGGACTCAGCCAAGGAAGTTGCTGGCAAAGCCATCGGTGAAGATGGCCTGCTTTACATCTTCCTGATCGTACTCGTGGGTGTTGGCGCGTCCCTCTTTTTAGAAGGTGAGAAAATCGCCGCTGTGATGGGCCTTTTGGGTGCTTCACTTACTGCACTTATCCAGATGCTCAACGGCATCGCCGGGACCGCGCCTAAGCAAGAAAAGCCTGAGTTTGAAGTTATCAAGGACTTGATCACACGCCTTGACAAACTAGACCGTGCCGAGCCACCCATGCAAGTGGATGTTGAAGGCTCCAAGGTAACGGTTAAGAAAGGTGCTGACATCGTAACGGCTAAGGGGTAATTATGCTTGAATTATTTGGCAGCACAGCAGACTTTACAACCGGCAGGGCAAACTGAGTAAGGTGCATCATGACATCCGGTGATTCAGAAGCGTTAAAGCGCATCGAGGTTCACGAAGCCGTATGCGATGAACGTTATGCGCAGATCAATGCCAGGCTTAAGCGTTTGGAGATGATCCTTATGACCACGGCAGGAACCAGTATTCTTTTGCTGATCAACCTGGCATTCAAGCTGAAATAGCATGATGACGCTTTTATCAACGCTCTTGTCATTCTTGGCCGGGGGCGTGCCTAAGTTGCTTGACCTTTGGCAAGACTCCAAGGACAAGGCGCATGAGCTGGAACTTGCCCGTATGCAAAACGAGCGTGAGCGCGAGTTAGCCGCCATGGGATTGCTTGCGCAGCAACGCATCGAAGAGATTCACACCGAGCAAGTTGCGATGCAAACGCAAGCCGAAGAGATGAAAGCGCTTTACGCTCATGACATTGCGATTGGCGAAGGAACGAGTCAGTGGGTCAAGAACGCTAGAGCATTGGTGCGTCCAGTGCTTACCTATGGCATGTTCATGTTGCTTGTATTTGTTGAGATTGGCGGATTCTGGTACGCGTGGACAACCAATGTGCCATTCGATTTGATGCTTGACCAGCTATGGGATGACGATACGCAGCAGATTTGGGCCGCGATTGTGGCCTTTCACTTTGGGTCACGAGCATTTGCGAAATGATCAGCGAACGCGCCCTCCAAATGATCAAGCATCACGAAGGTGTGCGCGTGCGCCCTTATCGCTGTCCGGCGTTGCTTTGGACCGTGGGTGTGGGCCATGTCATTGACCCATCGCACATCAACGTCAAAGTTGAAGAGCGCAAAGCCTTGCCTATTCCAGCGGGTTGGGATCGCACACTATCTATGGCGGAAGTTGATGAGATACTTACAAAGGACTTACGCCGCTTTGAGGCTGGCGTACTACGATTATGTCCTGTTGGTCTTACTCAGCCTCGCCTTGATGCACTCACATCATTTTCGTTCAATGTGGGACTAGGCAACCTTCAGCGATCAACGTTAAGGATGCGACATAATCGCGGTGACTATACGGGCGCTGCACTTGCGTTTAAGATGTGGACTAAAGCGGCAGGGAAAGAGTTGCCGGGCCTGGTCAAACGCCGCCGCGATGAAATGGCCCTTTACATGAGCAACTAATCATGCCACTTGTCCCCATAAAATTACCGCCAGGCATTTACCGAAACGGAACTGAATATCAGTCTCAAGGGCGTTGGTATGACGCAAACCTTGTGCGTTGGTTTGAAGGTACGCTTCGCCCTATGGGTGGATGGCGTAAGTGGACAACCGCTCAGGCTTCAGGCGTTCCGCGTGGTATGTACGCCTGGCGCGATAACTCGGCAAATATTTGGCTCGCAGTTGGAACGGCTTCAAAACTTTACGCTTACCAGGGCGATGGCGATCAGGCTGACATTACACCAACAAGTTTTAGCGCAGGGCGCACTGACGCTTTAGGGTCGACCGGTTACGGCAATCAAGATTACGGCGAACAAGCCTATGGTGTTGCACGCATCCCTTCGAGCGTTAACGGCGTGCTGCCAGCCACCACTTGGTCAATGGACAACTGGGGCCAATATCTTGTGGCGTGCTCAGACTATGACGGAAAGTTATACGAGTGGCAGTTAGACTTTGCCACGCCAACCAAAGCCGTTGCCATTACCAATGCGCCAACGAGTTGCAAAGGATTGATTGTTTCTGAAGAGCGTTTTCTGTTTGCGCTTGGCGCTGGCGGCGATCCGCGCAAAGTGCAATGGTCCGACCAGGAAGACAACACCGTATGGACGCCAGCAGCAACGAACCAGGCCGGTGACTTTATCCTTTCAACGCCAGGATCAATTATTTGCGCTAGGCGCGTTCGCGGTGGCGTATTGATCTTGACGGATGTGGATGCCCACTTGGCGCAGTACCAGGGTCCGCCATACGTTTACGGGTTTGAGAAGGTTGGAACAGGGTGTGGCGCGGTGGGCGTGTTAAGCGTTGCTGCTGCCGACACGTTTGCCGTATGGATGGGATCATCCGGGTTTTGGGTTTATGACGGTTACGTCAAACCGCTTTCCTCTGATGTTTCTGACTATGTATTTAGCAACATCAATCGCGGGCAAATCAGTAAAGTCAACGCAATTCACAACTCAAAATTTGCCGAAATCATTTGGTTTTACCCGTCATCCGAATCAAACGAAATTGACAGTTATGTGGTGTGGAATTACAGAGAAAATCACTGGACAATTGGAACGCTTGCACGCACTGTCGGTACAGGTCAAGGCGTATTTACATCGCCATTGATGTGTTCCGTTGATGGTTATGTTTATGAGCATGAGGCCGGATGGAACTATGATGGCAGCGCACCATACGCTGAATCGGGGCCATATCAAATTGGCATGGGCGACAATTTGCTTGTGGCGGATCAACTCATACCGGATGATTTGACACTTGGTGACGTTACGGCAACATTCAAAACGCGCTTGTATCCTACCGCTACAGAAACAACGCATGGTCCGTATTCGTTAGCCAACCCAACGTCAGTGCGCTTACAGGGCAGGCAAATGAAGGTCCGCGTCAATGGCAACAACAATACCGATTGGCGAGTTGGCATCATGCGATTCAACGCCAGGCAAGGCAGCAAGCGATGAAACTACCGCGCCCTGGTGTTGAATACAACCAAATCGAGGAGCAATCGTTTCGACGTGCTTTGGAATTGGCTGACGCATTAAACCGCAAGAAGAACGCTAACATCGAAATGGGTCAGGATGAACTGATCATCATTCGTTCGCCTAATGGCACGCGTTACTCACTGGCGGTGTCAAACGCTGGCGTCTTAAGCGCCACTACCATGTAAGGAATCTGAGATGGCAATCCTATATCCATTTGCAACTTTTAAGTGGGACACGACCGCATCACTAGGTGCAAAGCAAAATCTTGTCCAGGATATGATCAATTCAGGATATGACATTGCCGACATTCGCGCTGAGATTTCAAGGCTTGAGCCTGACAAGTCAGCACTGACAGAATCAAATTTCAATTTGCTTGGGCTAAAGCTTCCTGAAGCAAACGCAGGCGGTGCAGCAGGCGGTGCAGCAGGCGGTGCGACAGGTGGCGCTACAGGTGGTGCGACAAGCGCAGGCGCAACCGCAAAGCCAGCAGAGTCGCGCACACTCAAGATTTTTGGTCTTGATTGGAATCGTGACGCATCGCTTGAGACGAAACAAGGCTATGTGCAAACTTTGCTCAAGCAAGGTTACTCGCCAGCGCAGATTCGCGGCGAGATTGCAAGGCTTGATCCAACGCCGGTGGAAGCCACATCATTTGAGCAACTAGGTATTCCCATTCCAAGAACAGGGCGTAGCACGACCGAGCGCACTGGCGGAACACGCCTTGAATCGGGCGAAATGGAATACAACATTGCTCCGCTTGTTGATTACGAAGTGCGTGCAGGATTAGCACCTACGGGTTTGCTCAATTATGGTTACGGCCAGGAGCAAGGGCTATTTAGTGACATTCCAACGGCATCCGAAGTGCGGCAAACGCAGGCGGCAAATCTTGCCGCTATGCAAGCGGCAGCGCCAACCGCAAACATTGTGGCGGGCATGGTGAACCGTGGATTGCTCGCCAATGAATCGCCAACGGCTGGATTGTTGGCGCAGAATCAAGCATTGATGAATCAAGTGCGTGATGTGTCCACAAAAACGGCGCTTGATAAAGCTGCGTTTTACAACAATTTGCGCGGCCAGGGTTACAGCGATCAGGAAATTCAAAACATTGTTGGTTCATCAATTGGCTTTCAAACGCCGCAGCAGTTTAACTATCTCCGCCAACTCGGTCAGACTGTACAGATGGCGCCCGAACTGCAAGAACGTGACGCTGAAGGCAAGGCGTCTTACTTTAATGATTTGCTCAATAGCGGTTTGAATTACGATCAGGCGTTAAGCGTGATCAACACGGGCGTTGGTCAGCAAACGAACAAGGATTTGTTGGAGCTTGCGCGTATAGCGTCCGCTCAACGCGCACAGCCCATGGCAATGCTAGGCACCGCGCCAGGCGCGTTTAGCCAAGGCTTATTGGCTGGCGGATTCCCATCAGTAGCAGGGCAAACCCTGTTAGGTTTTGGCGCGGCGTGAGTGATTTAGCGCATTGGGATCGATGTTCGCCATACCTTGAGGCGGCGTTGCGCTTTAGCCATGGAACGCATACCATTGAAGACATACGCAAAGCGGTGATTGACAAGGCGATGCAATTCTGGCCTGGTCAGCAGTCCGCAGTCATCACTGAAGTCCACGTTTACCCGCAAAAGAAATGCCTCCATTACTTTTTGGCTGGCGGCAAACTGGAAGAACTTTCAGCGATGCGTCCAATCATTGAATCGTGGGCGCGTCACATCCAATGCGACATGATCACGTTATCCGGCAGGCGAGGTTGGATTCGTTCGTTTTTGGCGGATGAAGATTACAAGGAACGTTGGACGGTTATGTCCAAGGAGTTATCACTATGAGTAAGAGCGGCGGCGGATCAACAACTCGCGTTGAACTTGATCCTGAATTCAAAACGGCAGCGCTTGACGTATATGGCAGAGCGCAACAGATCGCCAATCAGCCTTATACGGCTTACCAAGGCCCGCGTATCGCGGCGCCTACGCAAGCAACGCTCACCGGATTGCAGCGTCTGGCGCAAGTTGAGCCTACTGCCGCCACAACGCTTGGCTTGCAACAGTTAGCGCAAGCCGGTCAGGTTGGTCCTGGTACTGCAACCGTTGATTACGCAACATCATTGGCGATGCAACCAACCGGTATTGCGCAAAACATTGGTCAGTTTGTGAATCCATTTCAGACGCAAGTGATCAATACGGCGCTGCAAAACATTGAGATGCAACGCCAGCAACAACAACTTGGAAACTTAGCCGCCGCCACTCGCGCCCGTGCCTTTGGCGGATCGCGCCAAGGCATTGTTGAAGGATTGACGAATCAAGCCGCACTCATGGCAGCAGGGCAAACGGCTGGAAATTTAGCTTACCAAGGGTTTGGTCAAGCCGCGCAACTTGCGCAGCAAGACGTTGCGGCTCGCCAGGCGCAGGCTGCGCAACTGGCAGGGTTAGGCGCACAGCAACAAGCAATCCGCCAACAACAAGCACAGCAAT